TTTACAAAATTATTTTATGAGGAAAAATATTCCATATGTTATGTATAATGCGTTACCTAATAATCTTGTTAATGGCAGTCAAGATTCAAAAGTAATTTACAATGCCATAGATATGAAAAGATTTTTTCAACCTCAATCAAGTCATTATGAATATGTGCTTGATAAAAAATTAATTGTAAGTCCTAATGATCCTCATCCTAGCACAGAGGGACACACTCAATGGGCCAACATGTTAAAGGAATATATTGATGCTAACAATTTACGCACCATCTAATAAACCTCAAAGTAAATGTTGGGAAGTATTTAAAGGCATACAAGCCAGTTGGACAGATGAAGTCAAAATACACAGTAACAATGTGCCTTATTTTTTACATGACGACAGTGATTCAATGTTTTGGGGATTGGTTAACAACAATACAAATCTAATACATCAGATTTGCGAAACAGGACATACTTGGTGGTTTACTGATACTCCATATTTTGGAAGATTTGACAACAATAATTTACAACCAGACAATCATTATTGGAGAATTTGCAAAGATAATATTCATGTGTCGTACGTGGCAGGCTTAGATACTAAACGTATATCAAAATTTAATGTTGCGGTGAAATCTCAAAGAAAAAACGGTGAACACATTTTAGTTTGTCCAAGCAGTAATGGCATACATGGATTTTTGGGTATACACGATTGGTTAGAAAAAACAGTTACAGAACTGAAAAAACACACAGATCGGCCAATTATTGTGCGCCACAAGCCAAGGGGCAGAGGCACTAGTGGCCCTAGTGAGGCTGTCATTCCAATACAACAACAATTAAAAAATGCTTGGGCATGTGTGACCAGTTGTTCAATAAGTGCAGTTGAATCAATGTGCGAAGGTGTGCCGGTATTTTGTCATGAAAACAGTTTTGCTAAACCAATTGGCAATATAAACTTAGATGCAATTGAAAATCCTAAATATTCTGATCCGACTAGTTGGTTAAACAGTTTGAGTTATCAACAGTTTACTCCTGAAGAATTTGCAAATGGTACAGCGGTTGGCACACTGAAAGAGTTAAAAATTTTATCCTAAATATTATCTAGTATTTTTTGGGTGCTTTCACCAAACTCCAAATAGACAGTCAAAAGTTCAGGCATTTTACTATTAATTGATTCGTCAACAAGTTTCCATTGTAAATTTTTTCTACATAAAAGCAATGTGTTTGATCTTAGATTGTGAGTTTTATTTGTTAGTTTGACCGCAGGTGTTCTTCTATCTAATCTTTGTTTGAATAGATAATATCCAACCCATTGGGTTTCCTTAGGTTGATAAAAAGTTTTAAATTGATTAAGAAATTGACAGTGTGTGATATCATTTTCTATAACAAATTTTTTCCATACAGCGTGTGTTGGCTTACTCCAATTTTCATACAAAGAATCATAGTCTTTAATAGCAAGTGGATCAACACATACAATTGAATCTTTAGATGTATTTTGGGATTTTATTATTCTATCTAAGACCGGTGTCGAATAATTTGAAGAACTCATTTCTTTTATTGTTTGTTTCTGCTATGATATTGATACTCAATCGGTCAACATCTGCGTTAATTCTTGGAGTCACACCATGCACAGACTTACTTGTGTTTAAAAACATAACAAGTGTATTTGGTTGGTATGTGATAGTTTTTACTAGAGATTTGTGTTGTTCTTCGGGAATCTCTCTACCTTTAAGTTTCCAAACTTGTTTTACATCACCAGTCTCATAGACTTCAAAATCTCCACCTGTGCTTTTGTCATTGTCCTGTTTAAAATATAAAAGTCCTGCGTAGAGTTCTTGTGGATTGTCAATGTGAGTTGTTCTTGTCGTACCTTTAGTTGGTTGGTGTACAACAAATTGTGTGTCTGTTACCATATCATAGTTGGTGTCAGCAAAGCCTCTAACACCCACTTTTTGTTGGATATCTTGTTTTGTATAAGGAATGTCGGAATTAAATATTTCTAATACCTTGTCATAAAAATTTTGGCTGGTATGATCTTCAAAAAATTTTTGCCATTTGTCAGAAACAGGTATTGTTTTTTTGTACAACACATCGTTGGCTAGATATCTGTAAGTGTGTCCTTGTATTGTAGGTAATTTTTTTTTTATTTCTGAGTTGGGAAATGTTTTGGATAATTCGTTGTATAGTTCTTGTGGTAATGCATTTTCAATAATGATATGTGGATACGGCGAACTAAAATAGTGTTTGTCTCTATCAAATTTGTCTAATACAGTGGTCATTATGATGAAAATAAATTAATTAATTCTTTTTTCCAAACATCAGCATATTCGCATTCTCTGTATCCATCAAACCATGGACCACCTTCTGTATAATGTAAAATCTTTGGCTTACCATCTGACGGTTCATTGTACCATCCTACCAGCCAGTTATATTCTAGTGGTAAAGAACCAATTTCATTATCTTCCAACCATGAGAATCTATGTAAAAATTTTGCTTCTTCTTTGTTCAATAGTTCCGGCGTAAGTATTTTGTTTTTAGGGTGTTCACAATTCCATAGCACCATGCTTGACCAATTTTTCCTTGGATATACTGTCTGCACCTGTCCATCCATTTTGGTTCCTTCTCTGGGTTTGTAGTCATGTTGTACACATACTACCGCTTTTGATGGATCACAGTATTTTACTAGTTCGTGGCTAGGTATTTGCCATACAAAGTCGCAGTCACAAAACACTGCCCAACCTTTGAAGTCGTTCATGTACGGAATAAAAAATCTTGTAAAAGTAAATTCTGTAGACGCTAACTTATCAACAGGTCTGGTATAGAGACCCTGTTCTCTCATTTGTCTTTGCTTTAATGGAATAACTTCTGCTGATGGATCACGTTTTTTTATTGAGTGTTCACATACTTGATAAGCAATATCTTCTCGGCTATCGTGTCCTACGTATATTTTCATATTAAATCTCCATGATCACGCATCTGTTGTCTAATTTTTGTTGCAGATATTTTTTGTGTTTCTTCATCTAAAATAATTTCTTCTATTTTGTAACCTACTCCTCTACCATAACATATATTAGTTATGTTCGGTACTAGTATCACTTTAAACTTACCTTCATACTTTGGATTTAATGCTTTTTCTATGTTAGTCTTAACAGTTTCAAAATCAAAAGGATTATCACCAACACCTTGTAAATCTCTTACCATTATTAAAACTTGCTCTGCTCTTTTAAGTGTTTCTTCAAAAAGTTTTTGGTGCCCACCGTGCCATGGTTGCCATCTACCCAGCATTTGTGCAGTTGGTTTTTTATTGTCCCATTTGTCCATAGTGTGGTCCTGTTGGTCCTAATTTGTCTTGTATGTCATTTTTTATCATAAACGCCCACATTTCTGCGTCCATGTGGGTCACTTTGTAGTCATAGTTTTTTGGTTCTTCAAACATTTTGTTGGTGTCTTCAAATCTTCCTTGTTTGATAGTGTCCATCCATATCACATAGTCAGCACTAAAGTCTAGTCTAGTTTTTTCTGTAGGACAAACAAAGTCAGCAATCACTGTTCTATTATTGTCTAGTGCCTCCTGGGCCAATCTCTTCATTCTTTCTGCTTGTCTAGTTCTTCCTTGTGGTGAAAAGTCCCAATCGTTGTGTTCCTTTCTCACCTGATCAGCATTTAACCATACTGCATTTAACATAGGAACCAGTTTGTTTGCCAAAGTCGTTTTACCTGACCCAGGCAATCCCATTATTAATATTTTCTTTTGCATTGCCATTTACTACCTGATATATATGTTTCCAATTATTTACTCTTGTAATTTTTTCGTGTGAAAATCCTTGATTGTATGTATGGTCTACTAATAAAGGTTTTAAACCAAAGTTTAAACCAGTGACCGCATTGTGAGGTTTGTCTTCGATCCACCACAATCCTGTATTATGAAATTCTGCCAAAGCAGAATCTTTGTCTGCTCCTGTGCCTAAAATGTGGTAGTTTTGAAAAACGTTAGGACCAAAAAGTTCTGCTAATCTTTTTTTTCTCAATTCTTGTGCAGGTATATCCGATGTCTGTGATGTGATAGGTATAAATGTCCAACCTTCAGCATGTAAAAGTTTCACCCAAGTTTGTGAATCTGGCATAGGTCTTTGAGTCCCCATCCATGCACTTCTGTTGAATTCTCTTATTAATTTTCTTATTTCTGTTTTTGTAAGACCAAAACGTTCTGCCATTTCATAGGTATTTTGCTTGTCTGGCAATAATCGATACGGATGATATCTTGCACCTCTTTCGTCAAACAGTGTTCTTTGCAACATCCATTTTGTGAAATGGTGTTCCCATTCTAAAAGCACTCCATCAACGTCTGTTAGGATAATTTTATTTGATGTTGGCATCTTCCATACCTGCTACTCTCAGTTTCACAATATTGGTCAGTTGCCATTGTTTTTGATCTAACCCTTTGGTTATGCCTAACCAACGATTTCTAAGTAAAGCAAATTCATTAACAATTTTATCAAAATCTACTACATCCGCTTCACCGTCAACATACTTTTCAACGTCTCTGCTTGATAGTGCTCTTTGATAATTTTCTAGATATTTTTTAAAGTGTTGAGATCTTAATTTACGTTTTTCAATATTTAGATATTCTAGGATTGCTTCAATTTCTTGCAGTTGTTGAAATCTGTGTTCTACTATGCCGGGCATAGATGCTGATGCTTTTTCTAGATTGCCATATATACGACATTCTTTTCTAGCCTGTTCATATTCGTTATTGAAATACAGGATTGCTTCTGGTATTTTTTCAATGTCTTTGCTGATAGTGTTGTACCAACCCATTAGTCCTCACGCCAGTTGTCATCATCACCATAAGCATCCTCGGCTTCGTCTTCCAAAACTATTGTGATTGCTTCAGTGAGTTTTTCATCATATTCCATTGCCCCTTTCAAAACTTCTGAATCTATGCCTTGATCAACTAATGTTTTTACAAAATCAACTGCACAATCAAGTTTGTGTCTTTCTGGGACGTAGTGTGAAACAGTGGTCCAAAGTTCTTCAATTTGTGTACTATCCATTGTCTGTTCCATCTTCCGTTGTCTCCTGTGTTGGTGTATTGTCAAAGTCATGCATGACTTTTGTTAATTTATCACCTGTCCAGTTTTTTCGGAACTCTATGATTTCTACTCCTTTTGAATCTACATATTTCAATCTATTACCCTGTTGTTTGATTACCCCTTTTTTCTCAAACAAATCTAACAGACCCGAATATGGATCCATACCTGTGTCATATGGAATTTTAACTTGTACGCTTTCAAAAGGTTTAGCATACCTTGTTTTCATTACTTTACAAGCCGCTCTTATACCTCTTACATCTGTAACTTTGTTACCTGCTTCATCTTCTTTTAATTTTAATTTTTTCATTGCAACTACAATACTAGATGCATAGATAAATCCTTGTCCGCCCGATATCTTATCATCCGGGTCAAACATATCTTGTGATGCATAAGTGTGGTTAGTTGCCATTAAGCCTACATTCCATGAACCAAACATATTAACACAGTTTCTTACAAGTGCTGTCAAGGCTTTGGGCTTTCTACCCAAGTCACCTTTCATTTCACCTTTTTGAAACTGATCAACATCTGTTGGTGTAAGCAACATACCCAAACTGTCTATAACAAATAGAACTTTTGGTGCGGCTTCTCTGTTCTCCGCATGTTCTGCTTTGTACTCTTTCATAAACTCAGATACAGTTTTTGCTACATCGTCAACCATTGATAAACTTAACTTTAATAATTTTTTTTCATCTGTGTCAACACCTAGTGCTTTCAACCATGCTTCGTCTAGTGCATTCTCAGAATCAACTAATATTACAAATATACCTTGATCCTGTGCGTTTTTAATAATGTTGCCTGATGCAATATATGATTTACCTGCACCAGACTCACCGGCAAGTACTGATACTTTGCCTAGGGGAATACCTTTGTTAAAATCTCCTGATATCAAATAATTTAAAGCATAGTTTCCTGTTGATATCCAATCTGTTGGATCATTAAATCCTATGCCTAGTCCTTGAATACTTTTCGTAATGCTCTTTCTAAATTTTGTTGCGTCAAATACTTTTGTCATATGTTTCCTATATTATAATCCAGATCGCTATAACAATTATCACCACCCATGCAGGTATTTGTTTGTATAACATCCAATTAATTGCTTTTTTAATTTCTTTTTTCATTTTACGTTATTATTATATTAATTTTACTATCTTTTGTCAATTTTTTTAAATCTATTATTTTTATTTTTCCGATCGGTAATTTTCCTATTCCATTTGATTTTTTAAAAGGATTAACATTGTTTTTTTCACACCATGTTAAAAATTTTTTTTCAAAAATATCGTTGTTGTTTGAAAATACTAATTCAATGTCTGGTCCTATGTAATGATTATTTTTTGTTGCATTATATTCTATTGGTAAATTATCTTTCCATAAATCTATATAACTTTTTCCTAATTCGTTGTATGCTAGATACACTTCATTTTTTATTTGTTTAAACTGTGTCAATTCATATTCGTTTTTTTCCAATTTTATTCTTGGTGTTTTAATCCTTTTTTTTGTCCATTGCAGTGGTAAACTTTCAATTTTTTTATTGTATGCTTTATGTTCTAATGCATGAACACAGTAGTTGAGATTTCTGACACTTTCTTTTATTGCCATCGGTGCAATTTTAATTAATTTAGTAGGATTGTCATAATCTCCCGAAAGTTTTTCAAAAGACTCATGAAGTGAATTATAAAAATTTTGGCTATCCCAGTCTATATCTTTTGGCAATTTTATAAATTCGTTTTTTAAAAATAAGTTTATGTTTTTGATACTTTGAATTAAAATTTCTTTTATTTCGTTATTTGTTTGCAGATGGAAAAAAGTTCTTGTATGATCTATGTCTTCACCGTCGCCTTTATAAATGGAAATAATTAAATCTTTCCACTTTTTGGCGACGGTGTGATCATAAAGATCAATACGAAAAGCGGGTTTTCCGTCAATCTCGTATAACATCTTGTTTACTTCGCTTGTCTTGATCTAATCAACTTCAAGATGTCTTCCGCTCTTTTTGCACTGTCCGTGTTTGGTTGTGCTGGAGCAGGTTGACTTTCAGCAGGTTTTGCTTCTGCAACTGGTTCTGCTTTTGTTTCAGTTGTTGCAGTCACTGGTGTGCTGGCAACAGGTGTTTTGTTACCTGTCATTGCCGCTACGCCTGCTGGTCTAAAGTACTGACCATATTTCTCAAGATCGTAAGCCTCACCGTCCACAGATTTTTCAAATAATTCTTTTATTATTTTTACTTCTGCATCAGTTGGTTCTTTGGGTCTAAAGTCTGACAAATTGTGTAAACCATTT